CTACTGCACCTACTGCCTTGCCAGCTACATTTTTAATACCTTGTAGGCCTTTGCCTGCACCTGATTTAATATCGTCCCAAATACCTTCTTCTAATCTGCCTTCACTTAACATACGATTGTTTAGACGGGCAATACGTTCAAATATCGCTTGGACTTGTCGGCGAGTTAGGTTACGGCTTTCATTGGCACCACCAACTTGTTTAGCAAACTGTGCCATTATTTCTGCTGGATATGTTTTACCTTGATCCATAGCCACTTTCATCATAGATAGTTGTAAATCACTTAACGGTTGGCCTGGGATTACTGGTTGGTTTGCGATCGTATAGCCTGGATAAGAATCACTATAATCAGCTGGAGAATTGTCAGTTGGAGGTTGTTGCCCACCTTTCAATGCCTTGCCAATCTGACCAGCGGCATAGGCCATGGCGCCTGTCTTAGCACCAGCATAAGCGGCACTAGAGAACTTCTCACCTTGTAGGAGTTTATCAACCATCTTAAATAAACCTAGTGCGGCTGCACCACCTGCACCTGCTCCACTGACGCCAGCGGCAGTAATCAATGCACCGTAGATTAGGCTTTGTGCTATTGGATGTTTCTTAGCAAAGTCTCTGTACTTTTGTACATACTGCATGACACCTTGATCACCACCTGTGGCTTGTTTAAGTTTCTCAGCGGCTTGATCATACATAGCGTCCATATTTTTAATAGGGCCGCTGTTGGCTACTTTGGATTTTAAATCTGCATAGGCTTTTGCTACAGCAGATCCAGCATCAACCCCTTTACCAATCGCTGTACGGTTACCTTTGGCTTGATCAATCTGTTGGAATAATTGCGTGATCTGATCAGCAGTTAACTGTGCTTCTACAAGTTTACGGCCTGCAGATTCCCATAGCATTACACTAGCACGTTCTTGTTTGTTTAGTCCTTCATATAGATACATTTTCATATTAGGCTGCCTTTAAACTTTGTTGAACTAGCTGTTTCAACTGTTTTAATTGTTGTGGAGTATATCCCGACAAATCTGGTGGAAAATCTGCACCACCAGCTACTCCAGCTTGTGGTTGTTTTGGCGCATTGCCTGGTAATGTTTTCTTAGCAATATAGATACCAATTTGTTTTTGTATCCATGGTTGGACTTGTGCAGGAGTAATACCTGGAGGTTGACCTACAGGAGCAACACCTGAAAAATTAGTAAACCAATCTACCACATCTTGGGTGGTGATTTCTTGTTGGCCCATTTTTAAACTTTGATTAACTTTTGCCCAGTCTTGGAGAGCTTTTGTAGTAACACTTTTGATCATGTCAGCTTGGGTATTGGCTGCTCCTTGAGCTTGCCATCCTGCTTTGGCCCCAGCTCCAATGCCGCCTGCTTTAAATCCTTGATAAGCACCCTTAAGGCCTGCTCCGACTTGCTTGATAGCATCTATCGGACCTTCATCTAATTGTTTAGTTGTAACTTCATTAATCTTCATTGTTGATTTTCCTAATGCCACGTGTGAATTTTGCAGGATCCTGACCTTTGATCGCATTAAGAAGACGGCGCTCAAGCTCAAGAGCCTGCTCACTGTCATAGTTTTCACGGATATACTTGATTAGATTAATAGCACCATTGATGATGTTATTAGCACGTGACTCTAGGAGGTTATCCTTGTCTTTGTGTGTAAGTAGTTCGTCAAGCTCTGTAAGTATGCTACGGGTGCGTTTCTGCACGATTTTCACTCCAATTTAGTATATTTATGCCACTTTGAACAACCTGATGTCCTTGAAATCATGCACTATCGCATGCTGATCTAGGTTATTTAAAATGTTCTGTTGTAGCTGTGTAACATCACGTGCTAGCTGTAGATTTGCATTTAATCTATCTTCGTATATTTCACGATAATGCTGTTGTAATTCTAAATTGTTTAATAGATCTATGTTCTTGGTTATCGCTTGTATTATTCTTTCGCCTGGATGTGCTAGATATTGATAGCTATGATCGATGATATCGTCAAACACATCAAAGCCTATTTTCTTGGTTGTTTCAGCAGATTTATAACTACCGGGCCAAATAGGAAAATGTCCAGCATATATTGGTATTAGTGTCTTTTCAGTCAGGATATTACCATTCTCAAAAAAGTTGGGTTCGGTGATAAAACTTACCGTAGAATCAGCATACAGCCCTTGATAGATATAGTCACGGAAAGCTAGGCTGATATCTGGCATAGCCCAAGCACGTGCTCCAGCTGGAGTTTTTCCTGCGCTGAAATATTCTGGTGCTTCGACAAAGAAACTGTCTAAACCAAGTTTAGTATCAAACTTATAGTTAGTGTGAAGCAATAACTCATCGACGATGTTCTGTGGATCATCATGCCCTAGCCAAGAATATGCTATGGGTTTGCCAACAAACAAGTTGGCTATCAGCATGTTTAACATGACCCTATGTGGACGTGGTTTATTACCAGGAAAGGTAAAATGTTTGGTAACAGTCTGTTGTGGGATGGTATTCCATGAAGGCATGTCATGGCGGAAAGATATAACACTGTCCAATAAAATCCTAGCGGTGTAGGCAGCCTGTCCTTGGAAATCGTCCCACATGAGATAGTGGTCAAAGACAAACAACTTTTCTTTGATATCAACCCCTGCAGCATCAAATAGATCTTGTATGGTATTATGGAAGTATTTGTTTTTACCCTGTACATCTATCCTGATGTCATTGGATAAAGGCATGTTATCGCTAACATAGATGATCTTGTTGTTAATCTGCTCCGCTGTCAATGCCTGACAGTCAGGTCGCATGTAAGCATAGTTCATTCTGAACTCTGTCTAAGTCCAGCTAACATGCTCTTGAGTTTACTGCTATCAACAGTTGCATTGATTTTAGGTTGATCTTCGCTTGGCGCCACTGTCGAACCTGTTTTAATTTGACTTAAAATATTAGTTGCACCAACTCCACGTAAACCACTTTCCTGTGCTTCTTCACCTGGGTCAGTGATCCTTAATGTTTCTAGATCATACTCTAGATCTACTTTCATACCTACGCCAGAACTACTACGTGTTTTCATCAGTTGTAGTTGATAGCGTCCACGCTCACGCATAGCACGTGACGTAAAGATACCAAACACATTGTCTGCTGTATTGATCTTACTTAAACCACCTGCGATATGACTGTGGTCAAATTCAATTTCTTCTACCGCACCACGATTTAACTGTGAAGCTGTGATCATCAAGATGTTTAATTCTTTAGCTAGATTACGCAATTCTTCTGATACATATTTGTCTTTAACGAATAAATCATTTGGGCTGACTTTAGCACTTACAGGCATAACCAAGTCCAAATAGTCTACCATGATAAAGTCTAGTTTCTTGCCTGTTTGGATCTGTAGTTCTTTTAAATAACTGCGGATCTGATTTACATTACTTTGTGCTGGCATGTATTTGATACGTAGGCTACCTGACTTCTTACCAGTCATCTTGACTTTCATTTCTACTGTATCAATTTCTTTGAATACTTCTTTAGTGCTACAGTTAGCTACCATACTATCCATACGCATGGCGCATAAACCTTCACTGAGTTCTAAACTTAAATACACTCCATTGAGTCCTTGCGTGACCCAATTGATTGATATGTTCTGCATGAACAAACTTTTACCTGATCCAGACCCGCCAGCAAAGATATTAAGTTCACCGCGATTCATACCACCAAATAGTCGTTTATCAAGAGTAGGCCAACCCGTCGATACCTGTCCGTTATTACTTTTAATTGCCAACAATCTAGCACGTGGGTCTTCAAAGTATTCTGTGCCCAAATCTTTAGTTAAACTTATTTGCACTGCGTCTTTGATAAGTTTTTCTACTGGATCATATTCGCCCTTTTCTAACATGTCTGCTGATTTGAGGATAGCACGTTCGAGTTCATTGCGTTTGGTAAAGCCTTCAAACTCTGCCATGAACCAGCTGTAGTGATCTTCTGTTAGGTCCGGTACGTGTTTTAATTCTACACCTGTGACTGCTTTGACCTGTTCAGCAGTAGGCATGGCCTTGTGATCATCTGTATGAGTTTTGATAAACTTAGCAACGTCACGTAGACTTCTGTCAAAGTTTTCTGGATTATAGATGTTCTGCACACGCACATAACTCTGCGCATCTTGCAACATCATTTCTAAAAATAACTTTTGTAGTTCTGGTGAATATTCTTTAGCCATTTTGACCTTCTAAATAATTAATTATCATATCTGCATATTTGTGATGACTTTTTGATCCTGGATGTACTATGTCGTCCGCTATATCAATTTGTTGTGCTTTCAATGATTCAAACATATTGACCCATTGTTTCATATCTAATTGAATTGCCGCTTGATTCAATTGATTGAAAAACCTAATGATTTCATCATCACTGCGTGAATCAAATTCTAATATTTCTTTAGTATAATCACTGAATGTATCTGACATATTCGATATAGACAATGGGTCCATGATCTCAGGAGTCCAAGTCAATAATCCATTGACAAATACCAAGCCAGTCTTGTTCATGCTTAATGTATTAAGTATACGACTATAATTGCAAATAGTCAATAGATTCTGATAATCATGATTTAATATATGGAACTGATCTGAAAACTGTTGCAGTTCTTTTTTACTATAGTAGATATCTCTGTAATTGTAATCTTCACTGTGATCAAAGCTGACTACAAACTCTGTGTCTGGACCAGGATATAGCCATAGACGATTTAATGCACTCCATTGCACAAATAGTTTATCAGGGGTATTATACAGTATTTCATTGATCGCTGTCATGAATATCTGATAATTGCTGTTACCACGTCGTGACAGATTGTTAACCGTAACATCATAGTGTTGACCTATTAGTTGTGTATAGTTGTCAGGATCTGATAATCCGCCTGGTAGACCTTCACCATAGGTTAGACTACAACCAACGAATGTCCAGATCTTATTTGTAGACATAAGGATCACGTGCTTTCATTTTCTTGATACGTTCTCTGCGTTTTTTCGCTTGGACGATCTTTTGCCATATGGTCTTTAGTAATTTCATAATTTCTCCAAAACGTAAGTGACCAACCCACCATTGCGACTGTTAAATATCGGCAGTCTCTTAGGTGTTTTAGATATTAGCTTAAATTCTCTAGTCATGTTTACAACGTCGCGTTGGGTAAAACTGTACTCCCAGGGATTTAATTCTTGATCTTTATACAGTACATCACTAGCATAATCAATGTTGATATATTTTTTAAGTAGTTTACCCCAGGGGTGATATAGTCCTAGAATCAGTTTACCGCCAGGTTTAACTGTTTGTTTTAATTTATCTAGTACTGGCACATATTCTGGAATATGATGTAATACCCCTTGACAGATCACTGTATCATATTGTTGTTTAGGCTGCCAAGCATGTAGATCTTGTCTGACGAACCTAGCATTTTTAATATTATAGGTAATAGCAAATGTTTTAGCGTAATTTATGCCATCAGCAAAATCCACAGCAGTGAATTTATGCTTTGGGTATCTCAAAGCAAACAAGTTAGTGATCAATCCTGTACCACAACCTGCATCTAATACATCACCTTGTATGTTTTGATCGATCAATTCTAGATAGGGATTTTCTATAGGTCTTCCATAATCCTTTAATTGTTTTAAAGTATATGGTCCAGGGAATTGATTTTGATTGTAGAATTTTTGTACTAACATACTATTAGTTATATAACTTTTTCTTCATGAGTTCTATCTTGAGTTTGCTTGACTGTTTGCTGTCTAAGATAGTTTTTAATACAAACAGTCTACCATACTTACATACCGCTTCATTTACATCTTTGCAAGTTTCTAACCATACGGGAAAACTAACACTCCAACCATATTCGATAGCATTATTGATCATCTTAGCACCAGCACGATCTCGATCAGCTACTACTATAACTTCACGGCCCAGTGATTCTATAATATCTGCTTGTGTTTCATTACATTCATTGTTCAACACTGCTACTCCATCTACGCTCATAGCATCAAATGGTCCTTCACAGACTATGACAAACTTGCTGTCTGGCAGTTGATTGTTCATATTAAACACAAAGTTAGGCTCATAATGGCTGTAGTATTTTGGTTTGACTCCGTCTACAAAAGCACGGCTAGTATAACCAATAGTCTTGCCTTTCCAGATGCAGGGTATAATCACACGCTGATGTAGGCTGTGTTCTGTGTTGTCGGTCCAATAAAAGTCATATTTGTCATAGTTTATTTTACGACTATTGGTATAGTCAATCGCTGAATTTAATAATGATGGAATATTTTCAAAGTTGTTTAATTCGTAAAATGTAAAAAACTGTTGGAAGCTAACAGCACCTTCTGGTAAGTCACGAGCTTTGAAATCAATCTTTTCTTCTTCAGCTTCTGCCTTGACTTCTTCTGGATTAACCAATTCACGGACACGGATGGCTTCGATAACTAGTCGTTTGATGTCAGTATCATCTGCACCTAACCATTTTAGCAGTTTACGGAATTTAAATGTCAAGTGTCTGCCTGGTTGATACGATGCTTTGAAGTTACAATTGAAACATGAATAGCTAATACTGCCGCTAGTATCTGTATGAAGTCCACCTCGTCCTCTGGTATCTGCTGTTTCACCATTATGGATACAGCAAGGAGCATTTCCCGACACCCAGCCAGATGGACTGCGTTTAGTCTTTCTTCCGCTTGTCCAATATTTTAATACCGCATCTGAGATAATGTTAAGCAATACGTGTCACTTTCCAATTATTATAATTTTTTCTAATTGTGGTTACCTTTGTATTATTATAACATTTTCTATAGGCGTTGAACAACCGCCAATAGCCAATACCTAACTCATTTTCATATTTTTTGGCAAAATCTTTCAAACCAATATCAGTTTCCCATATTCTTCCATCAGGGGATTCTATACGATATTTTCCTTTGTGGGCATCACTTTTTCTTTGTTTGGTTATAGTAGTTTCTGGGGATTCTTGAAATCTTTTTTTCTGTCCTTTACTGCAATTTTTACTTCTTTGTTGCTTCTTATCCTCACTCATTGTTTGATGATGTTTTAGTGCTAATTCTCTAGCTAGTTCAGAATTAACTCCATCCCCACCCTTAGTCATATTGTATCCTTGTTCAATTGAGTTATAATATTTTATCCAATGAATTTCTCTGGCATCTAATTGTTTCTTTGTCCATTTGGGATTTTCCTCAATA